CCATCGTCTGCAACTCGGGCACGGCCGCCCTTCATATGGCCATGCTCGCGGCGGGCGTCGGCAACCACGCAGCCGTGATCGTGCCATCCCTTACCTACATCGCGACTGCCAACGCGGCCCACTATTGCGGGGCGCACGTGATCTGCGCCGACGTGGACCCGGAGACGTGGACCATGACGCGCGAGACGGCGATGGAGGCGTTTCAGATCGCGCTCTCCCTCGGGTACGCTTCGCGGCATATTTACATCGTCCCGGTCCACCTTTACGACTGCGCCGCCGACGTGGTGAGCCTTTCCGACACGTTCGGAATGGATCGCGTGATCGTCGACGCGTCCCACTCGGCCGGTCGCCGGGCGGATAAGGCCGCCGCCAGCACGCTTTCCTTCTACGCGTCCAAGGTGATCGCGTCCGGGGAGGGCGGGGCGGTGCTTACCAACGACGGGACTCTGGCGGCCAAGGTGAGCTCGCTGCGTGGCCAAGGTGCGCTGCAGTCGGGCATCTACTTCCACACGGAAGTCGGTTACAACTACCGCATGACCGACATCGCGGCGGGTATCGGCCTGTCGCAACTGGAAGTGCTGCCCGAGATCCTCGAATACCGCCGCGCCATCGCGAGCCTCTATCGCGAGCTATTGGCGGATAAGGACGTCACGTTCCAGTCCGTCGCGGACCTGTCGGCGTGGACGTTCCCGATCCTCCTCCCGTCGCACGTGGACGCGGGGTCGGTCGCTTCACGCCTTTCGTTCCTCGGCGTGGAGACGCGGCCGTTCTTCATTCCGATCCACAAGCAGCCCGCCTACGCCGCGACCAAGGGCGGCACGTACCACAATTCCGAACTCGCCGTCGCCTCCGACTTGGCCGAGCGCGGCCTGCTCCTCCCGCTGCACCTGAACGTCAGCGCAGCGGACGTGGCCTACATCGCGAACGCGCTGACGGAGGCGATGGAGTACGTTGCTGCCGACCCGCTAGCAGCCAAGTGGCGAGGGGAGGAGGCCTGACATGAAATCCCCTCACTACAGCCTGCTGCTCACCAAGGCGACGGTCAACGACCGCCACTTGTCCGTGTTCCTAAAGCCGGACGTGATCTACGTGGCCGACACGGCGCGGCTGGATGCGTTCCTCAAGATCGAGGGCGGTGAAGGCGTGGAAATCGGCCGCAACGTCCATGTAGCGTCGTTCAGCCACCTGAATTTGGGCGGCGGCCGCCTGATCCTCGAAGATGGGGTTGGCATCTCGTCCCACGTGCGCATTGTGACAGGCACCAACGTTCCCGGCCACGGTCGCTCGTCCTCCATCTGCAGCCCGGATGCCGTCGTCAGCCGGGGCAAGGTCATCGTGCGCAAGAACGCAATCTTGTTCACCGGGGCCACGATTCTGCCCGATGTTGAAATCGGTGAGAACGCCGTGATCGGCGCGAACTGCCTGATCCGTAAGTCGGTCGGCCCTTACGAAGTGTGGGTCGGCAACCCGGCACAGATGATCAAAGTGCTGCAGCCGGAGAACGTGGCGGAGCAGATTGCCGAACTCGGACCGATCAGCATGGCGGCCTTCAAGGGCGCAGGGCTGGGGGTCCGATGAAGCAACTCAACCTCACCATCTCGTCGGCGTTCCGCAACTCGCCGCAGCGGCAGATCGACCGTTGGGTGAGCCAAGTGCGGGCGCTGCTCGATGCCTGCCCCGAATACGTGGTCACCGCCGCTCCGGTGGAGGGAGACTCCACGAACGACACCTATACCCGGCTCGTCGACGCCATGGACGCGGCCGACATCTCGGGCACGGTCCACGTCTGCAACCATGGCGGCCCGATGTATGGGTCGGTCGAAAACCCGGACCGGATGCGCAACCTGTCCAAGGTGCTCAACTGCTGCTTGGACGCCTGCAAGCCCGACGCGCACGTGTTCATGTTCGTGGAGTCGGATCTCATCTGGTCGCCCAACGCCGTGCGCGGGCTGGTGAGCACGCTCCTGCTCGATCCGTCGTTCGACGTCCTTGCGCCCCTCGTCTTCGCTGGCCAGTATTTCTACGACGTGTGGGGCTTCCGCAAGGACGGCACGCGGTTCAGCCCGCTCTCGCCCTATCACTCGGGCATGTCACTTTCGGCCGACATCACGGAAGTCGATTCCGTGGGGTCGTGCTTTGTGGCGCGCGCCGACAAGATTCAGGAGGCGCGGGCGGAGTCGGGCGCACTGGTCGAGTGGTGTGACCGGATGCGGGCTCTCGGCAGCCGCATCGGCGTAACGCCGCTATTTCAGGTGGAGCACCCGCGATGAAGGTCTATCTCGAACCGACCGGCGTCTTCTCCCGCGCTATGGTTCGCGTGGCGCGGGCGCTCGAGCGCTACAAGCCCGACCACGTTAAAGTGGTGGACGACCCGGGCAAGGCCGACTTCCGCGTGCTCCATGTGGTGGACGCGATGGAGGGCTATGACGGCCCGCCCTACGCCGCCATGCAGTATTGCATGAACACGACCATCTGGAACGTGCCGCGATGGATCGAGTTTTGGACCGACCCGAAGTGCAAGCTGGTGTTCTCCTACTACGATCTGCTCGACATCGTTAGCGGGCTGACACAGGCGTATCAGTCTAAGTGGAACATCACCTACAAGTCGACCAACATCATGTACGCGCCGCTGGGCGTCGACCCGGTGTTTTTGGAAGGGTTCGAGCCCGTCGAGCGCGATCTCATCATCACGACCGGCTACGTTGCCGGGTATGGGGCCGAGGCCATCGAGGAGGTTTGGAATGCCGCAGAGCGCCACGGGATCGGGGGCATCCATCTCGGACCGAAGTCGGTCCACGGCGTCAAGCGGGAAAAGATGCCCAAGGGGTGGCGCACCGCCGAAGCCATCAGCGATGAGGAGCTTGCCGGGTACTACCGGCGCGCGCTCTTCGTGGGAGCCATGCGTTACTTCGAAGGATTTGAGCTCCCTGCTGCGGAAGGTTTGGCGTGCGGAGCGCGACCGATCATGTTTAACCAGCCCGCTGTTCGCCACTGGTACGGTTCTACAGCTGTTTACCTTCCCGAACTCACAGGAGGAGAGCTAACCGACCTGATATCTGATGCTATTCTAAACCGTCAGGCGGTAACGACGGAGGAGAGAAAGTTCGCTGCTACTCAATTCAATTGGGAGCGGATCGCGACTGAAATCTGGGCACGCGTAGGCAGACTCTAGACAGACGACATAGACAGGAGACGAAAATGAAAGTCCTAATCAACGGTGACGCGGTAGTTTCCTCCGGGTTCGCGCGTGCGACCCATGCGGCGGCCGATGCGCTTCACGCGGCCGGCCACGAAGTCCACGTGCTCGGCATCAACTACTTCGGGGACCCGCACGAATACCCGTACAAGATCTACCCCTGCCGCCAGCCCATCGACGACGGCACGGACGGCTTCGGCGTTGGCCGCCTGCCGACGCTGGCCGCCCGGCTGCAGCCGGACGTGATCCTGCTGCTCAATGACCCGTGGAACGTGCCGGAGTACGTGCGGTCGCTCGTCGCCCGCACCCCCAAGGACCGCGCGATTCCGCCGGTCGTGTCGTGGATCGCGGTCGACTCCCGCAACCAGCATGCGGGGCCGCTCAACCGGGGCATCGCCCATCTCGCCCCGTGGACGCAGTTCGGCCTCGATGAGCTTCGCGCGGGCGGCTACACCGGCCCGGCTACCGTAGTCCCGCTCGGCGTCGACCCGTCCAAGTATTATCCGATCAACAAGGCCGAGGCGCGTCGCGCGTTCGGCTTGCAGAATATCCCGGGCTTCGACATCGAGAAGTCGTTTCTCGTTGGTGCCATCGGCCGCAACCAGCCCCGCAAGCGGCTCGATCTCACCATCGAGTATTTCGCGGATTGGCTCAAGTCGACCGAGGGCAGCAAAGAGGGCATGGCCGACGCCTTCCTCTACCTCCACATCGCGCCTACCGACGACCGTGGCTACGACTTGAAGTCGCTCGCCCGGTTCCACGGCCTGCGCAACCGGGTCATCATCGGGGAGACGGCGGCAGGCGCTGGGGCACCGGAATCGATGATGCTCAACGTCTACAACATGCTCGACCTCTACTTCACCACGTCGCAGGGCGAAGGTTGGGGCCTCCCGTGCCACGAAGCGATGGCGTGCGGCGTGCCCTGCCTCGTCCCGGCGAACTCGGCGTTCCTCTGCTGGCCCGGTGAGCCCGGCAATGGATCGGGCGTCTACGGCGTACCTTGCTCGCAGACCGCCGTCACGGCCCCGCTCAACTCGACGCCGTACACGGTCGGGTCCGTCATGGACAAGGGCGCGGCCATGGTCAAGCTGCATGCGTTCTACGGCATCAGCCCGGAAGCGCGAGCGGTGTACGGGGAGCGCGGTCGGCAGAAGGCGCTCGAACTGACGTGGGAGAACTCGGGGCTGCAGATGCGGCAGCTGCTCGAGCAAGTGGTGGCCGACGCGAAGAAGGCGACCCCCGTCGTCGCGGGCGACCTGATGGACATTCTGGCGGCGACGGATGTCGGAGAGCGCCCCTAATGGCCGAACTCCTCCTCACCGGCGTGAAGGAAATGGCGGCCCGGCTTCGGGCCGTCGCAGGGAAGACGCCTGATCTTGCCGCGTACGCGCTCAAGATCGAGGCCGAAGCCGTGCTTGCCAACGCACGGGACAACTTCGTGCCGGTCGAGGACGAGGACTTGAAGAACTCGGGGCGCGTGCACCCGGTGCGCCGCGAGGCTGGCGCTTACATCGTGACTATCAGCTTTGGCACCGACCCCAAGACGGAAGTATACGCCTAGGCTGTCCTCGAGTTCTAGTCGGCTCAAGACCCTTACTCGTGGCGCAATGCCTATAACCCGCCTGTCAAGTTCAACCCGGAGGGTCGCGGCCCCAAGTTACTCTAGATTCCGGTCAATCAGGCACAGGCGACTCTGAATCAGTGCATTTCGCGGGCAATCAAGATGGCGCTGGCGTGAGGCTGACATGACAACTCGCGTTCTCGAAATCGTCGCCATCCAGCCGCCGTTCTCTATCGGGGAGGACGAGAAGAAGCGTGCCTTGGTATCGTGCAACTTCTACGCCAAGACGGCCGACACCGTGATCGAGTTTTGCGAGTGCGTCGCCAAGATGATTCAGGATGCCGGGTACGGCAACCTTGGCACGGACGTGTTCATCGGGCCGCACGCCCGGATGCCCGACGGCAACGGCCCTTACGTTACCATCACGGCGACGGGGGGATTCGTCACGGACAAGACGCACAATGGCGACAAGTACCCCCGTCCGTCGTTTCAGGTCATGACGCGTGCGACCAGCTACAGGATCGCCAAGGATCGTGCGCATGCAATTTTCCTCCTGTTGGACAACCAGCATAACGTCACGGTGACGCCGTGATGCTGGTTGCACTTCTCGAGCGTCACCTAAGAAAGGAGACTTAAAATGTCTCTGGCAGTCCCGGGCCATGGAGCAACCATCGCCATCGAGCTCGATCCCGACAGCGCACAGGGTGTGTTCACTGTCGTGGCCGAACTCAACGGCGACATCACCTGGCCGGAACTCAACCGGCCGGAGACGGAAACGACGCCGCATCAGGACGACATCGACGATTGGGTCATGGGTCGGCTGGGACGTGGGCCGCTGAGCTTCACGGTGAACTACATCTTCAACAACAACACCCACAACCACCTGACCGGTCTTTACCACATGATCATCGAGAACGTCCTCTTCGGCATCCGCATGCGCGGGCCGGGTGGCACCACGGACACCGACGAGTGGATCGCGTCGGGGCACGTGTCCGCCATCACGCAGGTTTCGCCCGTTCGTGAAGGTGCCCGCACGTCCGAGGTCACGATCCGTCTGCGCAAGCAGATGAAGATCGATGGCGTACTGGTCGGCACGGCGGCGTAAGCTCCGTCCAGCCAGATAGATAGATAAACGTTGGTGACTCTAGGAGACAGGACAATGACCACGAAGACAGACAACCCGCAGGGCCAGCTGCTCTCGTTCAGCGACCTCACCGTGTCGAACATCGACACGCTCGTGCGCATCGAGTGCCCGGAGATGCCGAAGCACGGCAAGCCGGGCATCCTCATCATCCGCCCGCTGTCGGCCAAGGACGTGCTCGAACTGATGGAGGCTCAGGAGAAGAACAAGGACGACGAGCGCGCGCAGCGCGAGCACATGTTCAACCTGATCGCCAAGTCGCTCGTCAACGAGCAGGGCGAGCGCATCGTGCCGGACGAGAAGCGTGGCGAACTCTACAACATGCCCTCGACTCTCTACCGGCGACTGGTCGATGCCGTCACGGCGGCGTCGGGCGCGAACACGAAGACGGTTGACGGGGAGGGAAAAGGCTAGAGGGGAGCCCGTGGTTACTGTTCGCGTATGATCTGGCAAAGGAGCTAGGCCAATGGGACGTGTTTGGAATGCTGGACCGCATGACGTGGCAGCAACTATGCGGATGGGTGGCCTATCACAGGCAGAACCCGTTCGGAGAAGCGCGTGCCGACTTGCGGACCGGCATCTTGGCGTCCCTGATCGCGAACGTGAACCGCGACCCCAAGAGGAAGCCACAGCCGTACAAGGCGGAGGACTTCATCCCGAAATTCGGATACAAGTCGCCCCACGGCAAGCGGGAGCCCATGATGGCCGAGGGCTTCAAGCAGTTCAAGGAGATGGCGCTGGCAGCGTACGGAACGCGCAAGGACGCGAAGGCTCTCAAGGAAATGACGGAGCGCACCGTGGACGTGCTACCCATTCGCCCGGAAGACTTGCCGTTTAAGTTGGAGCACTAGGAGACGCCATGGACGTAGGGACCGTAAAGGGCCATCTAGTTCTAGACGACAGCAAGTGGACGCCTGTCCTAGAGTCGGCCGCTACGTCCATTGGCGGCTTCGGCCGACATCTCTCGCAGATGGGCAAGGACCTGCGCTCGGTCGCGGGCAGTGTCAACCAACTGAAAGGAGCCCTATATGCGCTAGGAGCCCGGCGGTTCGTTGAGGAAGTAATCAGTGCGCAGCAGGCAACAGACCGGATGCACAACTCCTTGCTCGTGGCCACGGGGTCCTTCAAGGCCACGGGCGAGGAGATCGCATTCGTCCGCGCCGAAGCCAACCGGCTCGGCCTTGATTTCGCTTCGGTTGCCCAAGGGTACGGCCAGTTCGCGGCCGCATCGAAGGATACCGGCATCTCCGGCAAGGCGGTGCGCGACGTATTCATTGCGGTGTCCGAAGCATCGACCGTTCTCGGCCTCTCGTCCGACAAAGCCGCAGGCGCTCTCAACGCGATCCAGCAGATGATGACCAAGGGCACCGTGCAGGCGGAAGAACTGCGCGGTCAGTTGGGTGACCGGATCCCGGGCGCGGTGCAGCTGATGGCTCGAGCGCTCGGCGTCAGCACGGCCGAACTCAACAAGATGCTCGAGGCCGGTAAGGTAATCACGGCCGACGTGCTGCCCAAGTTTGCCGAGGAGATGCGCAAGCTTTACTCGCCCGGCGTGGAGTCGGCCGCGCGTTCGCTCACGGCCGAAATCAACCGGATGAAGACGGCGCTGTTCGACTTCTTCCAGATGATCGCGGAGCGCTCGAGCCTGCACGATCTGACGCGGGGCATCAAAGACTTGATAGTGGCGATTACGGAGCTAGGCCGATCCGATACGGGCACCGGCATCATCGAGTCTATTGGGATCGCGGCCACGGGCACGCTCGGCATTGTAACCAAGTTGATCAACGCGCTCAACGAAGTATCCGAATTGCTAAAGATGGGAGGCGGCGGTAGCAAGGGTGGGGCCGCGCTGCCCGGGTTCAATACCATTACGAAATTCGCGGTTAGCCCGATCACGGGGTTCGCTGAGCTAATCAGTGACATCAACACGCAGATGGGCGATGCCGGAATCGTCTACGAGGACTGGAAGACGGCGGTGATCGACGGGTTCCAGGATATTCTGGCGTTCAGCGACCCCATGACCACCATGATGTCCAACCTGAACCCGCAAATGGCGGATCAGTCGGTTGGCGTTGACTGGGACCTGTTCCTTAATAACCAAGAGCAGGTGATTGCCAACAATAAGCGCATCACGGCCGAAAATCACGCCCTTGTCCAGAAGATGATCAAGGACGCCCAGAAGCTTGACAAGACAATGGGCAAGGCGTTCGATCTACGGGACAAGATCGAGAATCAGAAGAAGGAAATGGAGGCGTTCGCTGAGGCGTTGCAGGCTACGGGTGGCGATTTCGAATTGGCGAAGAAGATCGCTGCCGTATACTTCGACGTGCTGCAGGCGGGCCTCAAGCCTACCGAAGATCTCGGCAAGTACATCCTCGATACGGCTACGGCCACCGCCCAACAGGAACTGGCATTCGAGCGCTCCAAGGATGCCATGCAGGACTACGAGGAGAACGTCAAGCGGCTGGCGGAGACGGAACTCAAGTATCTTAAGGATCGCGAGAAGTCGATCTCGGATATGGCCTCCGGCCTC